CTGAAATAGAAGGAGTTGATTATTCAGCTTATGCTATACAATTTAAAAAATCTAGTGGTGGTTCTGGCGGCATGTATGCAACACCATATTTATTTCCTGCGTATGAAAAACAAAGAAAAGTAATTTTTAAAGAAATTAAAAGGGTAGTCGATGGCAAAAGATAGCACAACAGAACTACAAGTAGCATATTACACGCTATTAAATACTAATGTAACTTTATCTGGCAATCCAGTTGCCGTGTATGATGAAGTTCCTGCTAATGGTACATACCCACATATACAGTTTAATGACACTACGTTAAGTGATAACTCTACTAAGACAACCTTTATGGATGATGTTACTTTTTCTTTAAGTGTAGTAGATAGATTTAGTTTAGACAATGGTAGTCGTGCTAATCTTAATAACGTAGTCAATCAAGTAAAAGAAATCATTAGGGCAAGACCAGTGCCATTCAATCTTACTAATTTTAACGTAATAAACTCAGTCGTTGAAACAGACTTATCCAGAAAAGAAAAGACTAGCACATACACTTATTTCATACGTGAATTAAGATTTCGGCACATCATAGAAGAAAAATAAGTGCTATATCAATATTGCTACAAATTTTTTATCTTTTACAAAGTTTAACTTAAATCAAACATAATAAAACTATGGCGGCAATAAACGGAACACTAATTTTATTTAACGTTGATGTTGATGGTGGAACACCTGCAACTTTAGGTGCTACTACTTCTGCAACTTTAAATATAGAAATGGATTTACCAGATGCTTCATCTAAAGATTCTTCAGGATGGGCTGACCATATACAAGGACAAAAATCTTGGTCTATTGATGTAGATGGGATTGCAAACTTTGTATCTACAAGTGGTACAGTAGAACAACTAGGTAATTATATACTTAACAGAAATACTGTTGATGTTGAGTTTGTACCAAATGATTCAGCAGGTGATTTACCTTCTGGTACTTATGTAAAATATACTGGCGAAGCTTCTTGTGCTTCTGTAAGTTTTGTAGCAGGTAATGAAGATACTGCAACTTTATCTGGTTCTTTTACTGGCAAAGGTGCTTTAACTGCATCAACTGTTACTAAGGCTTAATGAAGGGTTCTAAAAAAGTAACCATAGATGGGGTTAGTTATTCGTTTAGGTTTGACCTTAACGCCTTAGAGCGTTTTACCGAAGAAGCAGGGGTAGGACTAAATGGTTTAGATGAAGCATTAGATAAAGTGCCTAACATCAAGCTATTTATCCAAGCCCTATCAGCTTCTGGTGGTAAGGAAGTGCCTAGCGAATCTATCGGAACTATGGACTTTGCTCAATTATCCCAAGTGTTTGACTTAGTTAAAGAATCGGTGGGAAACCTAAAAGCCCAGAAGTAACTGGGCAACCGATTGAAAGTTTACAAGAACTTTTAATACTAGGTTATCAGATGGGGTTAAAGCCTGACGAGTTAAGAAGTACAACTATGTATGACTTCAACTTAATGGCAAGAGCATTTACAGAAAACAGAAAGCATGATTTTAATGTCATGCGAATAAACGCCTTCTTAATTTCTGCGTATTCAGGATTAGAAGGAAAGGCAAGAAAAAAATTAACACCAGAAAAAATGTTCCCCTTAAAATCAAATAGCGAACCAACCAAGATAGATAGAAAGAAGCTTTTTGATGTAATAGAAATGGTCGAAAAAAGTAGGGGGAAATAATGCTAGGTAAGTTGAATGTACAGATTGGTGCTAATATTACTGGGCTTACTGGTGGCATCAATAAAGCAAGGTATCAACTAAAGAGTTTTAGCCAAGATTTAAATGGCTTAGGTAGAAAACTAAGTGTTAGTGTAACTGCACCACTAACATTACTTGGTGGCAGGGCTATAAAAACTGCCGCAGAATTTGAAGATTTACGCACATCTTTTGAAGTGCTTACTGGTTCAGCCGAAGAAGGTGCAAAAGTATTTGAACGCCTTAGAGCATTTGCGGCAAGCACACCCTTTGAAACCGCACAACTAGCAAAGGCTACCAAGACCATGCTATCATTTGGTTTTACAACTGATGATAGTGCTGACACATTACGTATGCTTGGTGATGTTGCTATGGGTAATGGTCAGAAGTTAGATACGCTAACGTTAGCCTTTTCTAGGATAGTATCTAATGGTAAGGCTATGGGTCAGGAAATCAATATGATGATTGACCAAGGCTTTAACCCTTTACAAATTATATCTGAAAAGACTGGCAAAAGTATGTCAGTATTAAAAGATGAAATGGCTAAGGGTGCTATTTCTGCCGACATGATAAGGGATGCTTTTAAAACTGCTACAAGCGAAGGTGGGCAATTCTTTGGTGGAATGGAAAAGGGAAGCCAAACATTATCTGGGGTATTTTCTACTTTCCGTGATAACGTTACTGGTGCTTTAGCCGTAATGGGTGAAGAGTTAGTAAAAACTTTTGATTTAAAAAACCTTGTAAAAGATGCCACTATAAAAATACAAGCACTTACTACGGCATTTTCTAATATGTCCGATGAAGTAAAAAAGAAAATATTAGTAATAGCGACAGTAATAGGTGCAGGTGGTCCGTTACTTATAGCGTTAAGTACATTGACAAAAGCTATGTCATTAATAAATCTAAAGATTTTATTAGTCGTAGCAGTTCTAAGTTTAGTAGGTATAACTGCACAAAGCATAGCAGATAACTTTTTAGCATTACGTGATAGAGCAGATTTTGCTTTTAATGGCATGAAGTTCATGGTTACTGACTTCTTGCTTTCGTTCCTTAATATGGAGCATTTAATGCGAATTGCAGGTAGTACGCTTGGTAATGTATTTATGACTACCATGGGTGGCGTTGCAGTTGGCTTAGCAGGTGCTAGGAATGAATTAGAAAGAATGCGAAGCGAAGCATTAGCGGCAGGCATGGACATTGAAAATAGGGGAATGCAGGGCTTTGTAAGCTTTGGTGATTCTGTCAATAATCTTAAGACCAATATGCAGTCTTTAGTTAAGGATGGACTTAATGCCTTAATGCAACCAATATTTGATTTAATAGATGGTGCAGAACAAACTACTGAAGCAGTAGATGAAACTGCTGAAAGCATGGATAATGCCGTTGAAAGTAGTAATAAGTTTGGCGATGTTTTAGAAGGTCTTAAGATGAAGTTAGGTAGCTTATCTGCTACAATAATAGAATCGTCTTTAGATGCTTTTACACAAAGCTTATTTAATGCAGGAAAATATAACACCCAAGAACTTGAACTAAGAAAAATAAACCTGCAAAAACAAAAAGATGCACTAAATCAATCTTTAGCAGAACAAGAAATAAGTCAAAAAGAATATGGTTTAAGAATAGCATTATTAAATCAAGAACTTCTTGATACTGAAACACAGATTAATGAAGCAAGAAAAAATAGCTTTCAAAAGTCTTTAGACCTAATGCTAAGTGCGGCAAAGCAAGCAGTAAAAGAAATACTTGCTCAATTTGCAAAGTTATTAATTATAAAAGGTTTATTATCAATATTAGGTGCGCCTACGGGTCAATTCGGTAAGGGTCTTGTAGAAGGTTTAAAAGGCATGATGAAAGCCCGTGGTGGACCAGTATTTAGCAATCAGCCTTATATTGTTGGTGAACGTGGTCCAGAATTATTTACGCCTAATATATCGGGTTCTATTGTACCTAACAATCAGCTGATGGGTACGGGTATGCAGATGGCAGGAACTAGCAACATTAACTTAGGTGGCGAATTTAGAATCAAAGGAACTGACTTAGTACTTACACTAGAAGAAGCGAACTATAAATTAGGTAGATAAATGGCATACGGACTGAAATACTATTTCGTTGATAAGAAAATAGTAGGCAGTACCGAAACTACCTACCGTTTTGAAATTTTAGAAGATGGGTATTCTGGTAGCAGTACTGAATGGACTGGCATATCAATACAACGCCAATACGAAGAACTTTCCTTTCGACAGATAAATAACATTCAGAAATCTAGTTGTAGTGGTCAAATACGGGTTGAAGATTCTTCACAACGAACTATTTTAGAAAGTATTGCTAGTTCTGAATTAGGCGATTACCAAGTCAAGCTTAAAAAAGATGGTTCAGTTGTTTGGACTGGTTTATTAGTTCCAGATTTAACTACTATAACTGAAGAAAATTACGGTAATCAATCGGCTAATTTTCAAGCCAAAGATATATTCTTTAGTGGTGATTACACTTTAGCAACTGGTTCACAAAAAGCTATAGTAATCATAGCTGACTTGCTAGATACATTAGGCTATGGTTTAAATATAAAGACTTATACTACATGGACTGAAAGCGAAATAAGTGCAAGTGATGACGTTCTTAATCAAGTTTACCACGAAAAAGAAAGACTAAGAACATACGCTAAAACATCGGGCGAAGTAGATAGACCTATTGCAAACGAGCAGGCACTTATCTATATGCTTAAGACGTATGGTCTTATTCTTAGGCAAGCCAATAATGAATGGCAACTTATTCAGTTGTCAGCATTAAATGATACTTCAAGCGTTCCTAGTAGTACGTATAATTCAAGTGGTGTACAACAAGGTTCACCATTAACGAATGTCAATTTAAGGGAAACGGTAGATAGTGATGACCTTTTCTTATTGGGTAGTTCTACTAATAACTATTTCGCAGGGATAAAAAGAAATAAAGCTAAGTTTGACCATCAAAGCGTTGTTCAAGGCATAAAGATACCAAGGGAACTTTGGCTTACCACAACTAATGAAAGCTATTCGCAATTCTGGCAAGGTGATGGCACGGGTAATATAAGCTTAGAGTTTAATTTATGGGTAGCTGATACTGGTAGTATTGCTGATACTTACCCTTCTGCACAGATTAGAATACAATCTGGTTCATATTATTGGAATGGCACGGCATGGGGATTAAGTTCAACAGAAGTAACGATTGAAGTTAGTGGACCAACTACTACAGATTCAGATGGTAATCATGTTTATAAAAGTGGTTTAG